TCTAAATCTGTGTTCATATAAGAGTTTATGAGCATGTCTCTTGAATTTTACCTTTGTGCTAGGTTTTTCATAGGGATCGGTGGCTGAGCAGCACAATAATACAGATAGGAGATGATTGATATGTCATTAACTTTTTCTGATGCTAGACAAGTATTGAATAGCGACCAGATATCAAAGTTAGAGAAACTTAATAAGCCCGTAGGCGATGTAAGACTCCATACTTTGGCCGCTCTTCTAAGCGAGACACTCAGGTTACAAGATCAGGAATCGTTGATTCCACCTGAGGGTAAATTTAGAAGTCGTTTCGATCCTTCGATGCTTGATATTCCAATGGAGAAATTCTTGTCGCCAATTCAGTTTCATCCGAATAGTGCGAGGTTGAGAACTGCAATCAACAGGGTACGCAAGCATTTAAGGAATATGGGTATGGTCAAACCCTTGAGTATAGAAGAAGCCTTCGAATCTCTAAGAGACGCAAAAGGTGACAGAAGTGCAGGTTTACCTACTTTAGGACGAAAAGACGAGGACCACGATGCTCTCAAACGAGCCAAGCAATGTGTTGCGGGGAAGTGTCCTCCTCCAACTGTTATTGCACATCGTGGCAAAAGCACAGATATCGCAAGACCCGTTCATATGTTTCCGTTTGAATGGGCTATCGTTGAGGGAGCTTATTTCTATCCTCTGCAAGATAGAATGAAGCGCAGCGTGCTGGTGTATGCTAGCGAATCCGCTACTCAGCGCCGTGCTCGGATGGCAGGGATAATCCGCACGAATGAGTACACTTCGAAGGTGTGTATGGATTATTCGGGCTATGATGGTAGTGTAGGCACACAACTTATCGGAATAGCATTCCAGCTGTTAGGTGAACACATTCAATTTGAGGGTGAAATGAATGAGAAGCTTTGGAGTAGAGTAGCGACCTACTTCGCTACTTCACCAATTGTGGATCAGCATTTAAGACTGATCGAGGGTCGCAGAGGTGGAGTTCCTAGCGGATCAATGTTCACACAGATGATTGATACCCTAGTGAATGCTATTATAATCGAGTATATGTGGTTTGAGCAGAAGAAGTCTTACTTAGTCTATGGCGATGATAGCTGGACCTTGATTAAGTTAGACCTCAGCCTTATGCCAAAAGCGCTTGAAGAGGCAAAACGTCGTGCTGCTGAGTTAGGCATCCAGGTTAACCTCACTAAGACCGACTATGGAAGTCCACGTGATATCATGCAATTCCTCGGACACTATGATCTAAAGCCAGGTCGACCAGCTGCTGAAGTCTATGTACGCCTGATTTATCCTGAGAGACCAGTGAAACCAACAGCAGAGAACTTGAGACAGAGAGTACTAGCTTATATGGCTGAGTCTGATGAAACGATACCAGTATTGTTTCCTATATATCGGATACTCAGCGATATGGTGAGGAATAAGGGCAAGAAGATTACAGCAGATGTCCAATCGTTTGTTGAATCTGGGAATTATAAGCTCACGACTGTAGAATCAATGAGGATAGCACCATCACACCTGACTGGTTTGGCGCAGTATCTTGCTAAAAACGATCCTATGCTTGCGACAGCATACTACCGAATACGGGCTGCGGTATAAATAATAGACCCCAGGGGTGTAGCCGAGAGGCGAAGGT